TGTCGAAAAGTGACTTCTGCGCAAACTGGAATTCTTCCGTGCTCGAGGTCGCCAGCTTCAGGCGGGCATTGATCGAGTTCCAGACGTCGGCTTGACGCACCAGATTGCCGACTGCCAAAGCCCCAACCATGACTGATGCGTAATTGCTGACTGAGCGAGTGAGTGATGACACAGCCGAGTTTTGCGCAGCAATGGCCGCCTGCTGTGAGCGCCAGCCATCGGCGGCCTGCCGGTTTCCGCTGGTAATGGTCCGAAAATAGCTTTGCCCCATACGCCCGGCGCGTGCCATTTCACGCTGGTAAGCGCCGGTTTCTGCCGAGACGCTGACAATCAGCTTGCGAAGGGTTTGGCCTGCCATGCTTTTCTCCGGGAATTAAAAAACCCGCCGGAGCGGGTCAGTGTTGGATCATGACAATTGATGGGTTTGTTTACTTAAGACGCTCTTGCGCCTTGCGATACGCTGCCTCGTTTTCGCGCTTGTCCACGGCCACGACGAACACCACAATTTCTTGATCAATCACCTGATAGATCAGGCGGTAACCCGCGCTGCGCAGCTTGATTTTGTAGCAGTCGGGAAACTCACGCAGGCGGTTGGCCTCGACACGCGGGTTGGACAATACTTCTGCCAGTTTCTTTTTGAATTGCTGCCTGACTGTATCTCCGAGTTTGTGCCACTCCTTGAGTGCGCGCTGGTCAAACTCAAGACTAAAGGTCATCCAGTGTCACCTTGACCCGTTGCGGGGCGGCCAGGCGTTCGCGCACGGTGTTGATCAGCACTTCGTCTTCTTCGGTCATCAGCACGGGGCGAAAAGGCAGTTGGCCGCGTTCGGCGACGTACTGCAATGCTTGACGCATCAGCTCCGAAGGGGTGACGCCGAGGCGTTCCAGTTCCTGGTAGGCGCGGGCTTTGAGTTCGTCGTCCACGCGGATATTGATAGAGGCCATAGGCTTGACTCCTGTAATGACGTTTGTCATTACATTGGCGTTCTGCAGCATTTTTTGCAAGTGCCATTGGGCGGTTGAGCATTTTGCGTTACCTACGTTACCTCCAGTGCTTAAAGCAGCACGCGCCTGATTGGCGACAGGCGCGTTATTTTTGCAGGTCGGCACATGCTGCAGCGCAAGAATTTTTCTCAAGGTATGCCCTGAAAGACGCCTCTCCTTCAGCCGCTTCCTGCTCCTCATCCACCGGCAGCACTTTTCCCGGCGCCCACTGCGGCATCATGTCGGAGGTAGTCACTTTTGCGCCCTGGGCCTGGAGCGTGGATGCGGCAATGATCGATGCCTGAATATCCCCGCGAATATCGCCAATCGGTGACTGCCTGTCGTAAGCCATCCATAGCATCAGCTCTTCTGCGCTCATTTGTTCGCGCAGGTCGTGCAAGGTCATGCCCAGTCGCAGAGCCAGCGCCAGCATAAAAGCCAGCGCCGGTTCCGCCCTTAGGCGTTTCCCGCTGCGTCCACCGGGTCAGGAGTGTCTTCGTTCAGGCCTACACCGCTCAGTTCAAAGACCTTGGCTGAAAGTCGGTCATGCACGGGGCTGAATGCCTCGGCCACCTCGTCTACATCCTCATCGCAAAACACACGCTGCTGATTTTCATCGAACAAGGTACGGACCAGCACAAAGGCGTACAGCACGTTGGCGTTGACCTCAACTTGGGGCTCTCGCGGTGCCTCTTCGCCTTCGGCAACCTCCAGCGCATGCGCACTGAGCCCCGCCTCAACGCGGGCAGCAGATACCAGCTCGGCGGCGCGACGGCGGTATTCCACCCAGTCGCCAGCACTGAGTGCACGGACAGTCACAAGGGCACCGCCCCACTCTGCCACCGCTACGGTTTCATGTTTGAAGTTACGCAGTGGATCGAGTGCAAGCGCACGAATGCCGCCGTCTGCGGCTTTTACCCGGGCCATTACGCTTTCACCGGCATGTTGAAGGAAACCGCACCGGTGATGCGCACGTTAAAGGTGCCGTTGACGGTACCGTTGGGGGCTGCGTCCCAGGTGAACTGGGTGACCAGCCCCAAAAAGTCCGAAGAGGTGCCGTCTTTGAATGCCGTGGAGAATGCGCGTGGTTCCCCATCATCACGGGCGGTTCGCAGCACCGTCTGGGCTTCGTCGTCAGCCTTCCAGTTGCCGGACATGGTGAAGGTGCCGTTATCCGCCAAACCGGTGGTGAATTCTTTGGCTTCGCTGGCCAGGGTCGAGACTTCGATTTCATCCGACTGCCCGCCCTGGAACTGCGGTTGCTTGATGGTGACCGAAAGGTCGGCCCACGTCAGGTCGGCATCTTTGGGGTCAAGGGTCGTGAGCTTTGACACTTTAAGCGCCGTGCCCTGCGTTTTAACAAACTTCGCTTTGGTGGGGGTTTGAGCGGCCATATGGCCTCCTGTTTAGGGTTGCAGGGTGTATTCCCAGCTCACGCTGTAGAGTTTGGTGTCGTCTTCAAAGGCGTCTGGCAGCCGGTCTGCGCTGCCGGTGGTGAAGTCGTCGCCGTCGGTGGTCATGGCGGTAAATGCCTGACGGGCCAGGGTCAGGGCTTTGAAGTGACTGGCGCCCCAGGCATCCACCTGAATACTCAGGTCGCTGGAGCCGTCCCATCCGGCCAGGGTGAATCCGGCCCCCTCGCTGACGGTTTGCAGGATCAAACGGGGCAAGGTGGCGCCCTCGGGGGCAACGCCGAAGTACACGCGCCCGTCGACCAAAGGCGACAGCCTGTCGATGAGTGAGGTTTCGATCATGGGGTTACCCGGTGATTGCGTTGTCGATGCCTTGGGCCAGCTTGTCGGTGACGGCCTTTTCGATTTGCGGCAGGTTGCTGTCCCACGCGGGCCGCATAAACGGCGCAGCGGCATGCCTGGACGTACCGAATTCAACAAACCACCAGTAGTAAGGGGCGTCGTAAACGGTTTTGGTGCTGCGCCTTTTCTTACCCCGGGATTTGATAGCTTTGGTGGATTTACCTTTGGGCTTTTTGACCCTGATCCCCGCGGTGGCTCCGGTTGGGGTTTCCGATTGTTTAAGGCGCGTTGCAGTGATGTTTTTCTTTAGCCGGCCAGTGCGCACAGGCGCCAGGGCACGGGCTTTGTCACGGGCGACCCGGGCACCCGCCATTACGGCTTCACGCACCACCTTGTTGCCCGTGGCCCGGGACAAACGTTCAAAGTCCGCCTGCAGCTCCCCAAGCCCCAGAATGCTGACTGATCCGTTACTCATTGGGCTTCACCGTTTTGCACATGAGTTTGAGCATGTCCCGCTGGTTACTCGGCAGCGGTGCAATGATTTCGTAGGTGACGCCGTCATGCACCAGGTGCTGGCCAGCCACCACGTCCTTGCGGTACCGGATGTTGATCTCGGCGCTGACTTCGGCCTGCATCTGCGACGCCGCCTCGTACATCCGCCCTGATGGGGCCTTGATTTCAGCCCAGACCTTGCCGATATCGGCCCAGCCTTTGACCGGTTGGTTGAGCTCATCTTTGGCTTCAGTGATGCCGCGCAGCATGCACAGGTGACGCATTGGACCGGCTCTCATACATTCACCCAGCGGTGGGGTTTCCACAGCGCGTTGGTGGCAAGCGGCAATTCAATGGCTGATACGCCCACCGCTACGGTTTCACGGTTGGCGTACCAGTGGCCGATCAGCAGCAAGGCGCCTTGTTGAATGCTTTTGCTGAGGGCGATCGCATTGCCCGGCGGGTCGGGCAGCGCGTGCTCGGGATCGATCAGCCTGCGGTTGGTCCAGCTTTCAAATGTGCTGAGCGCCGCGTCGGTATAGTTCTGAATCAACTCATTTTCGTCATCGTGAAACACCCGCAGTTGCTGTTTCACGAGGCTCAGTGCAATCAAGACTTGGCCTTGGATTTGCGCTCGGTTTTTGAGCCTTCAATCAACGTGGCGACCTTCAAGTGTTCGACTGCCACCAGCGCGCAACGCTCGGAGACTTCCTGTTCGCCGTTCTCAATTTGAACGACATGATTGCCATCCTCTGCAAAAGGGAATGGCTTTGTGACCAGTATCGTGGGCATGGCGACCTCCAGAGGCACGGGCGCCCGTAGACGCCCTGCCCGTTATTCAGCGCTGAGGGTAAGGATCTTGACTGCCTGGGAGTCCACCAACATGCCGCCTACACGCTTGGTGGTGTAGAAGCCCACATAAGGTTTGTTGGTGTACGGGTCACGCAGTACCCGGGTGCCGATGCGGTCAACAATGGTGTACGCACGTTTGAAGTCGCCGAAAGCGATGGCGTTGGCATCAGCTGCCACATCGGGCATGTCTTCGTTTTCGGTGATGCCGTATCCCAGCAGCACAGACGGTGCACCGGCTTCCAGACCCGGGCGCCACAGGTAGTTGCCTTCCTTGTCCTTGAGTTTGCGCATGTAGGCCACAGTAAGGTTGCCCATCATCCAGGTGCCGTTGGCACGGTAGCCCGCCTTCAAGGCGTGGATCAGGTCAATCAGGTTGTCGCCGGTAATTTCCCCGGCGGCGCCGGTGATGAGCTTTTGCAGAACGCCAAAATCGCGCTCGGCATCGCTTTTCATGTCGAGGGTGTAGGCCAGCAAGCCTTTCGGTTTGTTGGTGCCGTTGCCAAGCAAAAAAGCGTTGCCCTCTTTTTCGGAGAACTCGCGGGCCACCTCATCGTTCAACCAGCCTTCAGCGTTGAAGAACAAATCATCCAGGCTGGTTTGGGTGGCTTGCGGGTTGGCGTAAATTTCGCCCATGAATGCAGAGATTTGACCCAGGGTTGGTGTGTCGGTTTTTGGTCGCTCAGCAGTTTCACCCACCCAGCCCGAACCGGCCCCACCGAGGTTTACCAAACGCTTGTAATCGGGTGTGCCCACGGTGATCTGGTTGCACACCTGACGCATTGGCGAGGATTCGCGCAGCAACTCGATAATGCTGCGGTCCAGATCTTCGGGCACGGCGTAGCCGCCATCGGATTCGACGCCAATCTGCAGCGCCTTGGCTTGCAGTTCGCCAAGCCCGGTGTCGATGCCCTTGCGCACAAACTGCATAAACGCTGTTTTGTGCTCGCTGGCTGCCTTGGTGCCGGTACCGTCCGGGCGTTTAAGCGCGATCAGCTCTTTCTCAAGCGAGGATTTCAGGGCATCCAGCTCACCCAGTTTCTCGTTGAGGGTATCGACCTGCCCGGACAGCTTGCCCTTCTCTTCTTCCAGGCCGTCGATGCGTTTGTCGTTGGTCTTTTTGAATTCGTCGAACTTCTTGCCCAGGGCTTCGGCGACGTCTTCGATATCTTTCTTTTCTACAGCCATGAGAGGCTCCTTAAATGCGGGTCAAAAGTGATTTGAGGGATTGCATTGCGTCATCAACACCCGCCTCTCGCGGTGATACTGCGCTGTAGCCTTTGGCCATAAAGGCCTTGGCCTGGGAGCCAGAAAACCCTACCTCTCGCAGGGCCCGCTCCACTTTGCTGGGCGGCGGTGTTTCGCCACGGGCCAGCAGAGATTTCACATCGGTGATCCGGGCTTCGTCATTGGCCGGAAAGGTGACCAGGGAGACTTCCCAAAGGTCGATCGCTTTCAGAATCCAGACGCCCTTTTCCTTGTCGTATTCGTAGTCGTCGAGCATGTAGCCGATGGACATGCCGGTCAGGCTGCCCGCCGTCATGTGGGCGTGGGCGCGTTTGGCCAGCGGGTCCGCGTCGATCAGCAAGCGGCCTTTGACGTACAGGCCCACATCGTCTTCGCGCATTTCGGTATAAACACCGATGGGCTCGCTCATGTTGTGCTGCCAAAGCATCGCGGGCAGGCGCCCTTTGGCTTTCCACTTTTCCAGCGTGGCAGCAAAGGCACCGCGTACCACCACATCGCTGTAACTGTCTTCAACGCCGAACACCGAGCCGTAGCCTTCAAACTCACCGCTGTCGCTGACCGATTTAATGGTCAGGGCCAGATCAAGTCTTTGTTTTGTCTGCATCAGACGACTCCGGTTTGGTGGTCATGTTCATGGGGGTCAGGTAGATGTCGCCGCCCTCGCGGGGGTTTTCATCTTCCAGCTCGCGGCAGTCGTTGGGGCTCAAAATCCCCCACTGGATGCCCTTGCCGTAGGACTCGTAACGGCCTTTCAGGTCGCCGCGCATCAGGGCACCGGCGTTGAACTTGGCGTAATGGGTCAGGCGGTCTGTTTCGTTGAGCAAACCCACTTGAATGCGGTGCTCGATGCGGGTCATCAGGGGAACAAGCGAGTAGTTCACAAAGCTCATGCCCATGTGCTCGATGTTGTTAAGCGTCATTTTTTCCATGCTGGCCACCAGGTGCGGCGGCACGCGGAACAGGCCGCAGATTTGCGCCTCGCTCATCTTTTTCGATTCGATGAACTGGGTGTCCTGGGCGTTGAGGCTGATGGGTTTCGAGTCCAGGCCCATTTCCAGAATCATCGGTTTGTAGGCGTTGGCCACGCCCATGTGCTCGCCCTGAAACTCGGCTTTGAGCCGGGCAAAGGCTTCATCGGTCAGGGTTTGCTCGGTCTGCAGCACGCCGCTAGTGACGGCGCCGTTGGTAAACAGCTTGGCGGCGTGGGTGTCCATCGCTTGGCCAAGGCCCAGGGCCTGCCGCGCGTAGGCGATGGGGTTCAACCCGTTGAGGCCGTCGAGGGTGAACAGCCGAACGTGCCAAATTTCGTCCTGTGTCAGCACTCGCTGACCGGTCTTGAAGTTGACGGTGTACTCCACCGTCCAGTCGTCTTTGAGCTTGGCTGTCACGATGTCAGGGTTCAGCGGCAGCAGCTCGACCACGTTGCCCAGCGCCATCACCTTGTAGGCGAAGAAGTTGCCGCGCAGACACAGGCACGCCACCAGCATTTCCCAGAACTCTTGCGAAGTCATATAGCTGTTGGGAGCCATGGTCAGCAGCGGATAAAGCCGGTGTGAAGTGGCTGGCAGACGAACCTTGCCCGTTTGCTTTAGCAGACGGCACGGCAACATACCGATGGACTCGGACAACACCCTGACGCAGTTGAATACGAC